GGGACAGGGATTGAATGAGGTTACGCTGGCGAATCTGCTATCGAGTCTGGGCGTACAGCCGAAGCTGTTGAGGGTGGGTAAGGCAGTGAAGCGCGGGTACTCGCGGGCTGACATCGTGGCGAGTGCTCCGAGGGTGGTTGCGGTGAAAGGGGAGTGAGTGATGGCTCAGTGGGTAGTGACGTTCAAGCGGCTTGAGGACGCGGTAAGGTTCACGATCATCGTGAGTGCTGAGAGTGAGACGGACGCGGTTGCCAAGGCATGGCAGGTGGTGATTGATGGGAGTGAGCCGGGCGGGTATGAAGTGGAGGTGGAACGGCGTGAGCCGTTGGTGTAGGCGTTCGACAGGTGTAACGGTGTAACACCCTAGCGGCGTGTGTGGATGGCTCGTTCCGAGGTGGGACGGGCCATTCGTGCGTAAGGGGGATCTCGGTTTGGGATCTCGGTTTGGGATCCTGGACTCCCGCATGTCGGGCGCGCGGTCTGTCGTGCGTAAGTCGAGTGAGAAGCTGCGGCGGGGAAGTCTGGGGAGTCGGCTGTAACGGTGTAACGGTCTAGACGGGATGTTGTGGCGACTGGGCTGCGGCGTGAGCTTCTCGGTTGACAATCGCGCGCGTGTGTGCTCAGTCGGCGGCGCGGGCGTCTCTGTCATGTCGAGTCAGTCTGTGGGCGTTAGCGTGCGCCACTTTCGGCCCGAGTCCTTTCGAGTCGTCCTCTGTCATGTCGCGGGGTTCGGGCGGGGTTCCACTTGTCTGTCGACCCACTTTGAGAGTTAAGTCCTTACGCCTTAATGAGTTAAGGCTTTAGGGTCCCATCTGAGACTCCCTTCCCCATACCCTCCCACTCACAGTTTAATCTTGACAATCTCCCTCTTATGCGCCTACTCTTCCCAAATCCGCGTAACTCCCTTCAACCCCAATCCCATGTCCCCCCTAACCTTCTTTCACCTCCAACAAATCCGCGTCCTCGGCGTCTCCCAAGCTCACGCTCCGGGACCCAAGCGACCCTCCCTTACCCAGTTGGAGTCCAAAACTAATAAGTAATTTTCCTTACGCCCTACCCCTCAACCCTGTTCAAGGAGTCCCAATGGAAGCCAAATCAATCCTACAGTCCAAAGTATTCTGGTTCAACCTCATCACAGCTTCTCTCAACCTCACCGGCTACCTCCCGGCCGAGTATGCCGCTCTAGCTACAGCCATCGGCAACATCGCCCTCCGCTTTGTAACCTCACAGCCAGTCAAGCTCTAACCCCATGTCCAGACCATCCGGTCCCGACCGTTACTTTCCTAAGGTCAAGGAGGCTAGGGAGGCTCTTCGTGAGAAGGCCCTAGCCATCCTGGATAAGTACGAGGAAATCATCCAGAAGGCCCTCGAAGCGGCAGACTACGAGACCGCTGCCAAACACACCCAGTGGCTCATTGAGCACATGCCAAACGAGGCAGGTGAGCGCATGATTGACAGTTCAGCTGCCAACCCCAAGCAGATCGAGTCTGGCCCAGTCGCCCCCACCATCCAAATTGGCATCGCCCTTGGTGGTGTCCAGCAGCCTGCCCTCCCACCTGTCGTAGAGGTTGTTGACGTTGACCCAGATTAACACCCAAGATGCTTGCAAGGAGTCCCCAACCGGCCAACACAAGGTCACCTCGGGGAACAACTTCTGTGACTACTGTCTTGTTGGCCTCGTTGCTGTCGGAGACAAGATCCTATATGCCCCCACCGAGAAGGGCTCAGAGTACCACTCCCTAACGGTCCCAAACGCTCTCCTATGGGGCGGCCGAGGCTCCGGGAAGTCTACGATTGGCAGATGGGATGCCCACATGCGGGCACTCGCGTACCCAGGGTACAAGTACGTAGTACTTAGGAGAACCTTCCCAGAACTCCAGAAGTCCCATCTCACTCTAGTCCCCAGGGAGATGAAACTCCTAGGGGGCACTTTCAACAACACAGACAAGATTGCCAAGTACCCTAACGGCTCAATCGGGTTCTTCTCCCATTGCGCCACTGACGAGGACGTTCTCAACCTCCTGTCAGCCGAATTTTATCTGGCCTTCTTCGACGAACTCTCGACCTTCGAGTGGGAGATGTTCACCAAACTCTCAGCCTCAGTCCGTGTCCCTATCGGCTCCAACCTGACTGCCATGGTCAGAGCGGCCACTAACCCCCTTGGCCCATCTGCCCAGAAGCTCCTAGAGTACTTTGTACATAAGGAAGTAGATCTAGAAGAGGACCCAGACTATAATCCCAATGACTGGTACTCAATCCATGCCAACCTGGAGGACAACCCCCACCTTGACCAAACTCAGTATAGGAAGCGGTTCTCTGGTCTCCCAGCTCACGTTAGAAAGGCATGGGTAGATGGCGAGTTCGTTCTTGAGAATGCCCTCTTTGATCTCAATCCTAAGCGCGACGGCAAGCCCTACCACGTCATCAACGACATCGACCTACCTAAGATTCTCAAGGCAGCCACGATCTATAGGACCATTGATGATGGTTGGTTCCCAGACCCCACTGTCATCCTGTGGATTGCCCATCTAGGCAATCGCCATATCGTCTTCCACGAGAAGCTCCTCTATAAATCAACTGCGGCTGAGACAGCTGAAATCATTAAGGAAGAGGACGAGCGCCTGGGTATCTCCAGGGTAGCCACAACCTTCTGTGACCCCTCGATGGACATCAACACAACGGCTGACATCCGCACAGTCAAACAGATCTACGAGGGCAACGGCGTCCCTATGGAATGCTCAATCAACAACCGGGAGATGTTTGCAACAGCTGTTCATAGTGCCCTCGCCGAAGAGGCCGGAGAATACCTCCCCCGCATTCAGTTCTATGTCTACGGTAACCGTGGCTGTCCATACCTCGTCAAGACCATCCCCCAGATGAGGTATAACCCTAAGAGGCCAGCTGCCATGGACGACCACAAGGAAGACCATGCTGTAGTTGCCCTCGCTTATTACCTCATGTCCCATTCAGCCGACAACCGCCGAACAGCCACAACCCACGAGAACATGAGACCGTGGATGCGTCCCAAGCTCCCTGAGCAGTTCACCCTAGGAAAAGAAAGCGTTAGAGACCGATAAACCATGATTCCAACTAACCTAATCAATCCCCTTGCCTCTCAAACAGAGGCGCTCGATCTAACCACAACTGCTCAGGAGACCGTAGCTGAGCAGAATGCTCCGGTTCCGAAGGCTGCCCAGGTCGATCCTAACAAGGAAAGGAACGAACTCCTTCGTCAGTATATCGAGACCTGCAAGGTCTACCGACGCAAGCTCATCTCGAACTGGATGCTCTCCATCGACTTCCGGCGTGGTAAGCCGTTCCCATCCCAGACAGACGACGACCGGATTGCAGTCAACCTAGACTGGACTCTCACGAAGTCAAAGCAGGCTGCCCTGTTTTCCCAGGTCCCCAAGATCAGGATCTCTAATCCTCCTCTCACGCTCCCTCAGGCTGCCCCGTGGCTACCTAAGTTCGAGCATCGCCTGAACGAACTCATGGTTGAGGGCGGCATCGAGGCTGCCATGGACGAGTGTATCCCAGATTGTATTAACGCAGCTGGAATCGGTGCAGTTCTCGTCTCCTATGAGGCCATCACAGAGGACCGTCAGGTCCCCTCGATTGATCTCTCTCAACTCCCACCAGAGGTTGCGTCTCAGGTTCTCCAGACTGGCCAGTTCAACGGAGCACCCATCCCAACCGAAACCGTCCCTGCGATCCTTGACAAACGCTACACCCTGACCAGAGTCTCCCCAGCCGATCTCCTATGGTCACTTCAATTCACCGGCTCCAACTTCGACAATTCTCCATGGGTAGGTCGCTCAGGTAGAATCCCCTGGGCTGAGGCTGTCATCAAGTTCAAGCTGGACCCAGTTGACAAGGACAAGATCCTAGGCGACGACCGCACCACCATGGATCGTTTGACTCAGGACACTGAACGTGACAAGTCCAGGGCAGATGAGATGGTCGCCTTCGACGAAATCTTCTACAAGGAGTTCCAGTTCGACGCCGATTCCAAGTCGTTCTGCACAATCCATCATGTTGTCTTTGTCAACGGCAAAGATGTTCCAGTCATTGACGAACCCTGGAAAGGTCAGCGTCTCGATGAAGAGGGCTACGTCCTAGGTTCATACAAGTACCCGCTCAGATTCCTGACCCTAACCTACATCACCGACGAGACCATCCCACCCTCAGACTCAGCTATCGGTCGGCCCCAGGTCAACGAGATCAACAAGGCCCGTACCCAGATGATCAAGCAGCGGGAACGCTCCTTGCCTATCCGGTGGTTCGACGTGAACCGTGTGGATCCGGCTATCCAAACGGGACTCATGAGGGGAACATGGCAGGCCGCGATTCCTGTTCAGGGAGAGGGCTCACGTGTCATTGGAGAAGTAGCCAGGGCCACGATGCCGCCTGAGAACTTCATGTTCTATAAGATTGCCAAGTCGGACCTGCAGGAAGTGTGGACAATCGGACCAAGCAGCCAGCAACTCCTGGACGCCAAGGCCGATCCCGAGCAGAACGGCTCCCCCTTCAATAGCCAGTCTGGAAAAGAAAGGGCCAAGGTAGGCGCCTTTGTCGTAGGCATTGCTGAAGTCCTATCTGGCCTCATGTGCCTCTACGAAGAGGCTGAGACTTTCGGAGAAGGTTTCGATCCTGTTGTCAGTCGCAAGCTCCGCTTCAACATCCTGGTGGACTCAACTGTCCTCCTAGATGCTAACCAGAAGCTAGCTCGAATGAACAAGTTCATCAACGAGTATGCCAAATCTGGCTGGATCAACATCGAACCGGTCCTCCAGGAGATCGCGACTCTCTCTGGCCTAGACCCAACCCTAGTCATCCGGCCACCAGAGCCCAAACCCCCTGTCGAGCCGAACATCAGTCTCAGGCTCACTGGCGTCGAAGACCTGCTCAACCCACTCGCCCTCGCCTTCCTCATCAAATCTGGTCAGGCTCCAAGGCCAGAACTCATCGAGCAAGCTAAGGGCCTCATTCAGCAGGCAGTTACCCCACCATTCGTTCCTCAGGTCAGCCCTGCAGGCTCAGCCGGTCAACAGCTCTTCATGGGAGCACCTCCGGGAGGGCCAGCTCCAGAGGGTACTCCAGGCCCACACAACCCCCTCGGTCCTCCTCTCCCACCACAAGTCCCTGGACCACCTCCAGGATCCCCCACTCCTCCCCCAGCTCCACCGCGCATTGGGGAGGCTAACCCAAACTGTACAGTGATGCCAGCCCTAAACAAGCGATCTGAAGGAAACGAG